CTTCGGCTATGAAGGCAATGACTTCATCCGGGGGCAGCGCGGCAAAGACAAGCTGATCGGCGGCCTCGATGACGACGTGCTTCTCGGCGGGCGCGGCGAGGACACCTTCTTCTTCTCGACTGGCGATGGCAACGACAGTCTCCGCCTCGGCAAGGGCGACAAGATCGATCTGGCGGGGACGGACTTCACCTCGTTCGGGCAACTGGGCATGGTGCAGACTGAGGCGGGCGTGCTGATCAACCTCGGCGTCGGGGATTCCATCCTCGTCGCTTTCAAGAAGGTCAGCGGCCTCGATGCCGATGACTTCCACTTCTAACGGAGGACGACATGGACGACATCAAGGTCAAGCTGGAGAAGCTCCTCGCTGACGCGAAGGCTCTGGTCGAGGAGGCTGCGGCCACGATCGAGACGGCGGTGCGCGAGCGCCTCGTCGAGGCGACCAACGCCATCGAGGCGGCGCTGATCGCTAACGAGCGCGCAGGCGAGGAGAAGAATCGGGGTCAGGGCGCGAAGGGCGCAGAGGCGCAGGAGCCAGCCGCTCCCGCCGCGTAGCAAGTTCCTCGGGGGTCCCCAACTACCCCCCACGAGGAAACCCCGGCCGGTGATTAGGATGGCCTCCACGTCCCGGCCGGGACCAGTTCAGCAGGGTGGCGCAGTCTGGTAGCGCGGTTGGCTCATAACCAACAGGTCAGTCGTTCGAATCGGCTCCCTGCAACCACCTCACCGGCGGGCCTCGGCGCCGCCGCCACGGCGGGCGGCGACCGGCTCGCAGCGGAACGACAGCTTCATGTTCCGCTCGTGGAGCTCCTCCTCATAGGTCTGCTCGAAGTCGGCGATCAGCACGGTGCCCATGCGCTCGCAGATGTCCTTCGTCGCGAAGGTGATGTGGGGCAGGACGATCGCCTCGTTGCGCGGCGGCTCGCAGCCAAGACAGGTGATGACGAGGAGCCACTTCATGCGTGGCCCGCCACGTCCGGCTGGCCCTCGAAGCGGGCAAGCTGCTCCTTGAGCAGCACGATGACGTCGGCACGATCGGCGTTCGAGACGTAATTGCAGCGCCCGCCGCCTTCGAACGGGAAGACCATCAGGATGAAGCCGACGCGCTTCACCCGGTCGGGCGAGGGCGGGCCATTGAAGAGGTTGTCAACCGCGCGGGCGAGGGCGTCCATCTTCCTGCGGTAGGCGGACTCGATCGGCCGGTCGCCAAGGCTATGCTTGTAACTCATCGCGTCACATCCTTCAGGTCACGGTGGCGGATTTCATGGGCTTGCGGCAGATACCGCGTCACAACTTTCGTCCGGCGAATTTATACCCCCCGTATAAATTCCTTCGCGGGGTCACTCGATCACCGCGAAGATGTTGTCGGGCGACAGCTTGAAGCGCTTGCCGGAGACGTCCAAGCAGACTTGGACGTATTTCTTGCCGACGCTGACGACGAAGCCGAAGCGATCGCCCATCATCCAGCGATCGAGGTGAGGGGCGATCTCGATCCGGTCGCCGGTGCGGAAGTCGCGGAGCCCGAAGGGGCCGTAGGTCTTGCTCATCGCTGGTCCTTTCACCAGTTCGCTCGGAGGATGGAAACCTTGCACGCGCGCGCGGGCGAGGGCGAGTTCTTGACGCCGACCTTGCGCGAGGTCCGCCAGCCCTTGTCGACGACGCAGCGATCGCCGTAGCGCAGCCAGTCGATGGCGGCGTTGCGCCCGTGCTCCTCGCAATACTTCAGGACGTGAAGGACCGACCAGTCGTTCAGGCTGTCCTGTAGCGCCTTGCGAAGATCGGGGTGGAGGCGCTCATACGCCTCCCACCTGTCGCCCTTCAGGGAAGAGGTGCTACTGCCGAAGGCGTTGTTGCTCATCAGCGCGGCTCCTCGACGGCGGCGCTCAACTCGCCAAGCTCGATGCTCTGGCTGTGGAAGGTGGCGTTGTAGGTGGCTTGCTCGTCGACGAGCTTCTGGATTGCTTGCCGCGCGTTCTTGGCGCGGTAGGTTCCGAGAAACTGGCCGCTTGCGTTGCGAACGGTGAAGACCGGAAGGATCATGTCAGGCACTCCGTGGTAGGAGTCGATAACATAGAGCATTTTCAGCGTCTGTCAAGACACTTTGTCACTGCCCTCCCACCGACACCTTGTAGTCGTTGTCGTTGATGCCGAGTTCATACTTGCCGCGGCGGTGCTCCTTGACCCACCAGCGCTTGCGGCCGCAGCGGGTGCAGTGCCAGTGCCCGCGCTCGTCGGGCATCGGCGGCCAGTCGTGGGCGCAGCCGGTGGCCTGCCCGCCGCTGTGGTGGAAGGCGCCGCGGACCGGGTGGTTGATCGGCGAGGCGCGCTCGAAGTCGAGGTGGATGGCGTCGCGGACGACCCGGACCTTGTTCAGGTCGATGTCGACCACGGTGTGCTTGCGGAAGGCGACGCGCTTGCCCTTGACGAAGCGGGAGCCTGCCGGATGCGGATCGAAGTGCATCTTGCTCGGCCGGTTGATCCACAGCAGCATCGTCCAGAGATTGCGGACGTCGCCCGCGCAGTAGGCGAGATACTGGGCAACGCTCTTGGCGTTGATCTCGACCGTCGAGGTCCACCGGATGCCGATCTCGCGGAGAAGCTGGAGGCGAGTCTCCTCGCCGTCGATGTGCGACATCGTCGTGCCAAGGGCGGCGCCGAGACGGAGCCAGCCGTCGGGGTCCCGATGGTTGGTCAACCCGCCGACGAGTTCGACGGTGTCGCCAAGATCGGGGATGTTCGTGTGCGCGGGCGTCTCGTCGCCGGGCGGGCGCACTTCCCACGAGACAAGCCCCATCACCGAGAAGTGGTCGACGCCGCGAGTGAACGAGTAGACCTCGTTGCCGATCGTCAGGTAGCCGATCGTCAGGTCTGCCGACTCGAGCGGCGCGACGAGTTGCTTGGTGTTGGCGTGGAAGGTCTTCGACTCCATCTCGACGTAGGTCGTGTCGAAGGGCGGAATCGCGAACTGGCGGTTGGTGAGGATCAGCGGCCCGGTCTTCTCGTCGAAGGCGAAGCGGCCCATCAGGTCGGAGGCGCGGTCGGTGAAGACGAAGCGGTGCGCACGATGGCGCGCCGCGTCGATCTTCGCCCACAGGCGCTTGTCGTAGTAGAGCTCGCCGTTGGGGCGGCGTGGCGGTGGGCGCGAGAAAATCTCGTCCATGACGGTCATGTCCGGCGCTCCTTGATGAGGCGCTGCATGATCGCCCGGTAGCGCGGCGTGCCCGGCTTGATCTCCCGGGAGCGGACCCGCGTCTCGCCACCACGATCGTCGGCGGCATAGAGCACCTCGATGCGATCGGCGGTCACCTTGTAGCTGCGCCCGTCGAGCGTCAGCCAGCGGGTCGAGGGGACGAGGCGCCCGTCGTCGAGCGTGGCGCGTTGCGTCTTGCTGGTCATTACCAGACCCTTTCCGGCCGGGGTTCGTTGTAACAATCGGCCTCGAAGCAAGCCGACTCGTATTCGTCGTCGGGACCCCAAGCGTCGGAACCGTAAACCGGGCGACCCTCGATCCAAGCGTCGGGCGTGCGCTGCGGATCGCCGATGGCGCCGCAGGCGATCGCGGCCTGCGCGTCTTCGAGGGAGGCGAGGACCATCGCTGAATACCAGCGATTCCCAGCGTCGGTCTGAGCCTCGATGACCGGATATTCCTTGGTCGCCGTATAAGGGCCGTCCTCGCCGTTGGCTTCGTAATATTCGGTCGCGACGAAGGCGCCGATGTGGAAAACGATCTTCATCCCAGTTGCTCCGTGGTAAGGGGCTTCAGGCTTCAGTCTGTAGACGGGAGCTTTCTAGGCTCGCCGCTCCTTTCTGCTACCGCCGGGGCGGGTCTAGGCAGGGGAGAGAGAAGCTCGGCTCCCGTCTACGAGGATGAAGATAGATGGTTCGGGACAAGGTGTCAAGGACAAAGTGTCCCGACGTTGAAAATAGTTTCAGGTGACGGGGAGCGCCGCGCAGCGCTGGAGCGAGTTTGTCTCCGGCCGCCCTGCTTTAGGTTTCGCCCGTGCCAGCTTCCTCCCTTGTTGGCACGGCGTCGCCGAAGCTAAACAGTGGCACCTTCTCGGAGGGGAGATTCGGCATGTTCCATTCGGACACGGGGTGGTGGATGCCGAATGGCGAGCATCACCTCATCGAGCACCTGTTCGCTGCCAACAGCTACTTCGACGGGCGGTTCTGCTATCAGCGCCAGAAGTACCTCGCGCTCGCGGGGCTGACGCTGGACCGGCACCTCGCCGTCGACGTCGGCGGTCACGTCGGGCTGTGGTCGTGGCAGATGGCGCACGACTTCGAGCGGGTGATCGCCTTCGAGCCGGTGGCGGAGCACCGCGCGTGCTTCGTCAAAAACATGGACCCGAAGCTCCCCGGGGTGGTCGACCTCCACGGCTACGCCCTCGGCGCCGAGACGAAGCTGGTGTCGCTGACCCGGCTGACCCGCGACTCCTCGGGCAACACGGCGATCGATCCGCCCGGCTCGAAGACACGGTCACCTCTGGTCGAGCAGTTCTGCCTCGACGATGTCGTGCTGCCGATGCCGATCAGTGCCTTGAAGATCGACTGCGAGGGCTACGAGCTCTTCGTGGTCAAGGGCGGCGAGCGCACCATCCGCAAGGATCGACCGGCGATCTGCATCGAGCAGAAGCCGGAGACGGACATGGAGCGTCGCTATGGCGTGCGGGTGCGCGGAGCGGTCGACCTTCTCGTGTCGTGGGGCGCCAAGGTCAGGGGTGAGATGGTGCAGGACTACTTCCTCAGTTGGGATTAGGCGGGGTATTTTTTACCCCGCCTAAATCTGGGAGGCGGCGATCGGCTACGGCGACGAGATCATGGCAAGCGGCCAAGCGCTGTCCGCCTTCCGCCGTAGCGGGCGCAAGGTGGTGGTGGTCGGCGAGAACGGCGAACGCCGCTGGAGCGACCTGTGGCGCGATCTGGGGTGGATCGTGCAGCCGGGCGAGGACTACGCCGACCCGGTGGAGGTTCGGAACGGTCCCGGGGCGCGCCCTTACATCGACTACACCAACGGCTTCCCGTTTCGCGGAAAGTGCGAATATACCGGCTGGCGGTGTCGCGACAATCCGGGGATCGTTGCCCTCGACGAGGGCGAGATGCGCTTCGCGGAGGCGGCGACAGTCCGCCTCGGCCCGTTCGTCATCCTCGAGCCGAACCTCGCCAAGGACGGCAACCCGAACAAGCAGTGGGGCTTCGATAGCTGGCAATGGCTCGCCGACATGCTCCACCGCAGGGGCTTCACCCTTGTCCAGATCGGCGAACGCGGGCGCCCGAAGCTCCATCACGCCCACTACATCGCCTGCCCTACCTTCCGCCACGGCGCTGCCGTGCTCGAGCGCGCCGCCTCGGCGGTGCTGCCCGAAGGCGGGCTCCACCATGCGGCGGGAGCCTTGCGAAAGCGCGTGGTCGTGCTATTCGGCGGTTGCGTCCCGGCCGATCTGATGGGCTACCCGCAGCACATCAACCTGACGGTCGAAATCCCCGGGACCCCGTGTGGAATGTGGTCGCGCTGCGAGCACTGCCAGCAGGCTTGGGCGAGGTTGAGCCCGGAGCGTACAGCAACGGCATTGCTCGACGGCCTCGAGCTTTGCTAATTGTAGGCGGGGCGAGCGCGGCGCTGGACGAAGCCGAATCAGCGCGCGACCTCGGTCCCTTCGATGCGGTGATGGCGATCAACGACGCAATTGCACTCTACCCGGCGCCGCTCGACTACGCGGTGACGCTGCACCCGGACAAGCTCCGGGGCTGGCTCGACAGGAGAGCCAAGGACCAGCGGCCCGGAGCTCGGCCCGAACTCTGGTCCGACCATTGCGTCGGCACCGGGAACCTCGAGCCGGATCAGCTAACGCGGGACAGTTGGGCGGGTTCCTCCGGTCTGTTCGCCGTCAAGGTCGGGCTGATCGAGGGCTTCGAGCGGATCGTTCTGGCGGGCGTCCCGATGCAGGCAGCGCGCGGCCACATCGAGGACGCGGCGCCGTGGACCGACTGCTCCTCGTTCACTTCGGGCTGGCACATCCAGCGCAAACTGCTCGGGCTCTTCGTCCGCTCGATGAGTGGCTGGACCGCCGAACTGCTTGGCAAGCCGACGCGGGCGTGGCTCGCAGGCAAGAGTCGCGGTCGAAACCGGCCGCCGAAAGAGGAGACGGGTTGATGACGTTGAAAGCGGTTCTCGGCAAGCTCGAGGACGTGGAAGAGGCGCACCGCGCTCTCTACACCGAAAAGACCGACAACGAAGGCAAGACGTGGTTCGTCCTCGACGTCGACGAGGCGTCGATCCGCGAGCACCCGACGGTGACCGCGCTCAAGAACGCCCTCGACCGACAGAAGACCGCCGCGGCGGAGCTCAAGACCAAGCTCGAGGCGGTAGAGGTCAAGGTGAAGAGCCTGCCCGACGATTTCACGGCAGAGGAATGGGCGCGCCTCAAGGCGATCGAGGACAGCGACCACGAGCCGGACACTAGGCGCAGCAAGGCGGCAGCCGAAGCCTCGAAGGTCTTCGAACAGCGCATCGACAAGCTCAAGAGCGATCACGCCAAGTCCGAAGCCCAGAAGGACGCGGCCCTCGCAGCCGAGAAGATCAAGGTGCAGCGCCTCGTCGTCGGGCAGGGACTCGAGGAGGCAATGACCGGCGTCAACGTCAAGCCCGAGTTCCGCAAGGCGGTCCGGGCGCTCCTCCGCGACAAGGTCAAGGTGGTGGAAACCGACGAGTCCGACGTGCCGATCGCCGTGGTCGAAACCGAGATGGACCCGGGAATGCCGCTTGCCAAGTATGCCGAATCGTGGGCTCAGACTGATGAGGGCAAGATTTACATCGGGACACCTGTCGGTGGTGGCGGTGGTGGCGGTGGCGACCTCCGCAAGGGCGAGAAAAACCCTTGGACCAAGGACGGTTGGAACATGACGGAGCAAGGACGCATCTTCCGGGCTGACCCAGCCAAGGCAGAGCGCCTCGCTAAGGCGGCTGGACGGCACATCGGCGCCGCGGCCTAGAACAGACCGCCGGGCAACCCGGCGGACGACCCAGACTGGAGGCGTGGAGCAAGCTCGCGCTGGGCCGGTCATCACCGCTGCCGCTCCAACGGATTCGGCCGCTATCCTCAACAGTGGCGCAATAGGTGATTCCTATGGCTGAAACAAAAGTTACTGACGTCATCGTCCCGGCCATTTTCAACCCGGCTTTCGTCGAGAGAACGGCCGCCAAGTTCGCCTTCCTACAGGCCGGGATCGTGCGGACACCTCCTCCCAACATGCCGATCCCGTTGGGCGCCGGTGGCACCACCATCCAGCTTCCGTTCTTTCAGGACCTGACCGGCAACGACAACATCTGGACGGACACCGCCGACATCACGCTCAACAAGATCACGATGTTGCAGGACACTGCGACCATCCTGACCCGTGAAAAGGCGTGGGGCGCAACGGACCTGTCGGCGTACCTCTCGGGCGAAGACCCGATGGGCACCATCCTCGACCTCGTCGCGGGCTACTGGTCGCGGCGCTATCAGGCGATTCTGCTCGCCGCCGCCGCCGGGGCAACCTCCTCGGCCTCGATGTCGGCCAACGTGCTCGACATCTCCGCGCTCTCGGGCGCGGCTGCCTACATCGACGGCGACTCCTTCGTCGATGCCACCACCAAGCTCGGCGACTCCGGTGATGACCTCACGGTCATCGCAGTGCATTCCGCCGTTGAGGGCTGGCTGCGGAAGAACGACCTGATCGCGTTCACCGTGCCGTCAGAAGGCGCCGCGGCCATCCGCACCTTCCAAGGGCGGCGCGTCGTGGTCGACGACTCGATGCCGTTCTCCTCGGGCAAGTACACCAGCTATCTGTTCGGACCGGGGGCCTTCACCCTCGTCGATCAGGAGTTCCCAGAGATGACGGAGCCCGCCCGGCACCCGGAGAAGAGCGGCGGCACCGACGCCCTCTACACCCGGCGCCGTCTTTGCCTGCATCCGCGCGGCATCCGCTGGATCGGAACCCCGGCAGCGCTGTCGGCATCCAACGCGGAGCTCCAGACCGGCACCAACTGGAACCGGGTCTGGGAAGCCAAAAACGTCAAGATCGTCAAGTTCATCCACAAGGTCGGGTGATCCGCGTTTTTGCGGGAGGGGCGAGCCGCTCCTCCCACCTACCACCAGCCATCGGAGAACCTCATGGCAATGAGACGTTATGACCCGGAGCGGGAAGAGGCGCGGAACACGCGCTCGCGCTACGCCGCGGCTCTCGGGATGGGCTACAGCAGCGACGAGGCGGCTGCCTACGCAAACAACCCGGACGCCAGCAAGCTCGACGACCGTCGTCCTCCACCGGAGGCGGCACCAGCATCGACCGAAGCGCCTCCAGCGGCCGCAGGGAGCTCGCCCAGCGCGTCCGACACGCCTGACGAGCCAACCATCCCCGAAAACTGGGAACAGCTTCCTTGGCCCGCCCGGCTCAAGCTGGCGGCGTCGGTTTCACCGACCCCGGTCAGCAACAGCGAGGACGTCGTCACCGCGATCGAGAACGAGCTCGCCCGTAGAGCGGGAGCGTAGTCGATGCCCGTCGTCGTCGAGGATGGCACTGGCAAGCCGAACGCCGACAGCTACGTCTCGCTGCTCGCCGCGGAAACTTACCATGCCAACCGCGGTCGCACGGCGTGGGCGGCGCTGACCGACGATCAAGCCGAAGCGGCGCTCCGCGGCGGCACCTTCTACATCGACGGCACCTACCGCGGCCGCTGGAAGGGGACCCGCAAGACCTCCGCGCAGGCGCTTGCATGGCCGCGGACCGGCGTCACCGACGAGGACGGCTACGCGGTGGCTGACGATTCCGTCCCGCAGGAGGTGATCGACGCCACCTGCGAGGCGGCCTTCCTTCAGGGGACGGGAACCGACCTGACGGCGCCGCCGAAGGCGGGGAACATCACCTCCTATCGCGCCAAGGTCGGGCCGATCGAGGAAGAAACGAAATACGACACCGGCACCTCGGTGTCGTCGTCCTCGAGCACCGGCGGCTACCCGTCAGTCGACTACCTGCTCTCGGGGCTGATCACCGGGCCGGGCGCCGTCGGCTACGGCGTCGGCAGTTCCGGCGTGGTGTGGCCGGATCGGGTGTGAGATGGCGAAGTTCGACTACGTCGGGATCGCAGCAACCGCCGACACCCTCGTCGACAAGTTCGGCGCGGCGGCGGCGGTGCGGCGGTGGACCGACACGACGTCGAACGACTGGGACGCGACCAGAACCTTCGTCGACTATCCTTGCGTCGCGGCGGTGGTCGAGTACGCCAACCGCGAGGTCGACGGCACCAACATCCTGACCGGAGATCGCCTCGCCCTCGTCTCGGTCGGCTCGCTGTCGATCGAGCCTGACCCGAAGGACGCCTTCCGGTGGGAGAGCGTTTCGCTCAAGATCGTCGAGGCAGAGCGAGTCGCCCCAGCCGGGATCAACGCCCTCTGGATGCTACAGGTGCGGCGATGAACTTCGCCCTCGACGTCAGCAAGTGGGTCAAGAAGGCGAACGGCAACACAACGCTCGTGCTGCGCAAGGTCGCCCTCGATATGTTCGGACGGGTGATCCAGCGCAGCCCGGTCGACACCGGCCGCTTCCGCGGCAACTGGCAGTGCGCCATCGGCCACGACCCGGCGGGCACCTCGGAGAACACCAGCAACCCGATGGGCCAGATCGCAGGCGTGGTCGGCAGCGCCAAGGGCAACGACGCCATCCACCTCGTCAACAACCTGCCCTACGGGCCACGCCTCGAGCGCGGCTGGTCGAAGCAGGCGCCATCGGGAATGATCGGCGTCACGATCACGGAGTTTCAGGCGGCGGTCGATCGAGCGGCGGGGTCGGTGAAATGACCGCCAACGTCGAGATCAGCGAAGCGATGTTCGCCCGGCTCAAGACCGCGCCGGTGACGCCCACGATGCCGCCGATCGCGTGGCCCAACAAGCCGTTCACCCCGGTCGTCGGCTCGCCCTACCTGCGGGCGACCATGATGCCTGCGGAGCCGCTGACCATCGCCTCGTTCGTTCAGGGCGAGAACCGCTACAGCGGGATCATGCAGGTCGACGTCTTCGTCCCAGATGGCGATGGCACCAAGCGTGCTACGACGATCGCCGACATTGTCGGCAATCACTTCAAGCGCGGGCTAACAGTCGCGGCGCAGACCTTCTCGATACTGATTCGACGCCCGCCCTACATGCTGTCGCCTTACAAGGACGGCGCATGGTGGGGCATCCCGGTCCGCGTCTACTACATCGCGGACGTGGCTAACCCGCCCTAAAGGAGACGCGACATGGCAGTCAAAGCAGTCGGCGCTAGGCACGGAATGACCTATGTCGCCGAATCCACCTACGGCACGACCCCAGCCTCGCCGGTGATGAAGACGCTGCGGCACAACGCCACGACACTCGCCCTGTCGAAGGGCGATCTGGTCCCGGCTGAAACCCGTGAAGATGGGCAGATCAACTACGCTGCCCACGGCAACTGGATCGTCGGCGGCACGGTCGAATGCGAGCTCGTTTACGGCGACCTCGATGACTGGCTGGCCGCAGTGATGCGCGGCGCTTGGGTGACGAACACGCTCAAGTCCGGCATCCTCAACCCGTCGTTCTCGGTCGAGCGGCGCTTCACCGACATCACGCAATACATGCTGTTCAAGGGCGTCGTCGTCGACTCTCTCGAGCTCGGCATCCAGCAGAGCGCCGACGGCATGTTCGCCACCTGCACCTTCACCGTCCTCGGTCAGACCATGATCGCGGGCGGCACTCAGGCGGGCGCGCCGGTTCTGCCGGTGGAAGCCGATCCGCCCTTCGTCTCGTTCAAGGGCTCGCTCCTCGAGGGCGGCGTGGCGAACGCGGTGGTCACAGGCGTGACCTTCTCGATCGCCAACAACTACGGCCCGCGCAATGTTGTCGGCTCGCCGCTCACCGTCGATCCTTCGCGGCGTCGCATGGAGGTGACCGGGACGGTCACTGCCTTCTTCGAGACGAGGACCATGCTCGATCGGTTCATCAACGAAACCGAGACGACGATGGAATTGACGATGAACGACACCCCCGGCAACGGACTCAAGATCACCGTTCCGCGGCTCAAGTATACCGGCGGCGACATCCCGCGGACTCAGGACGACGACATCCTGATCACCATGCCGTTCCGGTGCCTCTACGACAACACGGCGGCGTCGCCGCTGGTGTGGCTGCGCATCCCGGGACCATAAGGAGGAACGTAATTGTCAAAGGCTAAAGTCGAGGCTGCGGAACCCGCAGCCCCACCGCCGGTGGAGGTCAACGACCTCGCTGGCTTCGACGGCTTGGTTCGGCAGCAGGAATCGGGACGGGAATGCGTCATCAAGCACCCAGCAACCGGCGACCCGCTTCCGTTCAGGATCAACGTCCACGGCAAGCAGAGCCGACGCTACAAGCTGGCTCTGCGCTGGCTGGCGACGCGGCACATGGCGAAGGATGCGGTCCCCGCAGATCGGAGCAGCGATGAGGACGAGGCCGGGTTCCTCGCACGGCTATGTTCGGGGTGGACCAACTGCCTCCTCGACGGCGTGGAGGTGCCCTTCAGCACCGAAGAAGCCGAGAAGCTGTTCAAGCGGTTCCCGTTCATTCAGGAGCAGGTTGACCAGTACGCGGGCGACATCGGAAATTTTATGGACGCCTGACGGAGAAGCTCTGCGAACGGGTTCGTCAGACCGTCAGGCTGGATTTCCCCCGCAAGCAGGGCGGCACTCGTCGCTTGAACCTGCTCTCGGTCTACGAGCAGACCGGGAAGATGCCGAAGGACCTGCGGGAGACGCCGATCGCCATCCACGAGCGGTGGTTATGGAACACCTTCTGGGACCTGTCGGCGGGGCGTCAGTCGGGCTTCGGCGGCCCGCTGCGCATCTCCTATCCCGACTTCGCCGCCTATGCGGCGCTCCAGCACATCGACCTCGAGGGGTGGGAAATCGACTCGCTGCGCGAGATGGACGCCGCCTTCTTGGCGGAGGTTCAAGCGCAGCAGGTGAGGCAGGGAGGATGATCCGTGGCTGAATCTGCTCGCCTCAGTATGATCGTCGAGGCGCGGGGCGTCACCGAAGCCACGCGCGCGCTCGGGACCTTCTCCACCGCCGCCAACAAGGCGGAGCGGGAGGCGCGGGAGGTCGGCCGCGGGGCGGCGACCGTCAAGTCCGGCATGTCGAGCGCCGGGTCGAGCGCCACCGGCGCCGCCAAGGGGCTCGACAGCTTTAGCCGCGCCGCCGATCGGGCGGAGCGGGAAGCTCGTGAACTGGCTGCCGCCTCGGCTCGGATGCGGACCGGGTTCGGCGGCATCGGCAGTGCAGCGCAGGGCGCCAGCGGCGGGATCGGCGCGCTGGCCCTCGGCTTGAAGGCGCTGCCCATCATCCTGATCACCGGGCAGCTTCTCAAGTTCTCCGAAGCCGGAATCCGGGTCAGCAATTCGCTGCGCACCGCGGGCCTCGAGGGCGTCGAGCTCGCCCGCACCCAGCAGAAGCTCTACGAGATCGCCCGGTCGGCGGGCCTCAACGTCGAGTCGCTGGCGAAGCTCTACGGCCGCCTCAACAACGCGGGCAAGGAGCTCGGCCTCACCACCAAGGATCAAATCCAGCTCACCCAGACCGTCGCGGACTCGCTCCGGGCGCAGGGCTCCTCGTCGGAAGAGGCGGCGGGAGGCATCCTGCAACTGACCCAAGCCCTTGGCAGCGGCACGGTTCAAGCGGAGGAGATGAACTCGGTTCTGGACGGGATGCCCGTCCTGTTCCAAGCGGTCGCGCGCAACATCGACGGCGCCTCGGGCTCGGTCGGCAAGCTCCGCGCCATGATCAAGGACGGCACCGTCACCTCGGAGATGCTGGCGAAGGCGATCCTCGCCGCCAGTCAGGAGATCGAGGCGCAGGCCAACAAGTCGATCCCGACGCTGGCGACCGGCTGGCAGAACGTCACCACCTCGGTGACCCAGTACGTCGACGCCCTCGGTCATGCGTCCGGCATCACCAACACCCTCAACTACATCCTCAACAAGACGGCCGCCAACTTCGCCAACGACGCCGACAAGCTCACGGAGCGGACCGGCACCGCAGAAGAATCGCTGGCTGCCTACGAGAGCCACCTCGCTCGCTTGGAGCAGCAGCGGAAGATCGAGGGGCCGAACGACCCCCGGCTCAACGCTGACATCGAGCAGCTAAAGAAGGACCTCGCCGTCGCCCGGCAGCGCTTCTACGACGAGTCTGGTGCAACGGGCCAAGCCGCACAAGAGCGCGCGCGAATCCTTGAAGAGCGGCAGCTTCTACAAGACCAGATCGACGCCGCGAAGCTAAAGGCCGACCACGAGGCTAAGGTCCTTGAGGATTGGGAGGCGACGCGCGCCGCCAAGAAGG